GATGTAAGAGGAAGAGGTAGAGCGGTTAAAATTAAATATGAAACCAACACAGTTGATGACACAGCTTGGAGACTTGGGTCTACTAAGCTACAACTTAGACCAGATGGTAGACGATGATTGATAAACCTTTATATGGAAATCCTTTAAGTGGTGGCCTTATGAAAGACGGAATACTACAGCCTATGAGAATAGATGACCAAGGTCAAGATCCAAAATCAATAAGACGAGGCCGCATAGAGGACATGAAAATAAATGATCCTTTTAAATTAAAATCAGATGACCCTTTGATGCAAGGTTATTATGATTCTGATTTTTATTCAAATATACAAACAGCGGATTCAATACCTTATACATTTCAAGGTAAAGAGATGAGAGGGTCAAGCTCAGGAGCAAGTAATTTAAAAAAGTATTTAGAGTCAATTGGTAAGGGTGATTTAATACAATTTCCTGAACAAAATTTAATGAGTGTAGAACTACAACAAGCTGAAAATCCTCCTCCACCTAGTGGCACGTTCAATGGCATGCCGCTATTTCCAGAACAAGGAGTAGGACAAGATGTTACTGGAAATAACCCTATGGAAACACCTGTGTCTTCAATACCTAATCCTTACAACAGAGTTGGACAACAGCTCACGGGTCTTGATCAATCTAATGATATTCTTGGGACATTACAAAATATAGAACAAGGTATAGAAACTTTAGCTGGTAACTTTGGACAAAATTTTAATTTAAATCAATCATCTAATTATGGTGATTTTGATAACTTTGGTATAGGTGCTTTCTTCCCACCTTACGGAGGAATGTATGGCTAAAATAACAATCACACGATTACCTAATGCAACACCAGAATATGATGCTAATCAGTTTGACCAAATGGTTTCTTTACTTGATCAAATTATTCTTTTACTTAACACAAACTACCAACAAGATTTAAAAGAAGAATCACAGTCGGAGGCTTTTTTCCTTGGCTAATGTATTTAAAAGCGCAATGGTGGATATTACCACAACAGATTTAACAACTATTATAACAGTTCCTACGGCTGATGCTGGTGCAACGCCACCCGTTCCGCCTACTACGGATGTAGTAAAATCTCTTTTAATTTGTAATGACTCTGGTTCAACAACTTTAGTTGACGTTGAAGTTGTTCGAGCTTCTGCAACCTTTGAAGTATTTAAAGCAAAGAGTGTTGCTACAAACACAACAACAGAATTATTGACTCAGCCTTTAGTTCTGCAAGAAAGTGATGTTCTCAAAGTTCAAGCTAATGCTGCCAATCAGGTGCACATTATAGCAAGTTTTATGGAGGTCACGAAAGGGCAACTCTGATTAACTTACATTCTCTATTTATTACCCCCGTATTTTCACTACAATTAAAAGGCCACGAACATCTTATTGATAACATATATCAATTACGAGAAAAAGATGAGATGGGTATGCCTCGCTCAAACGTAGGTGGTTGGCATAGTCATGATGAAATATATAGTATTAAAAAATTTAGACCTTTAGTTGGTGATATTCTTAAATACGCCAAAGATTGTTTTAATCATTTAGATGTTAAACATAATTATGTTCCAGAGATGACTGGTATGTGGGGTATGATAAATCCACCAGGATCACGAAACAATATACATACACATCCATATAATTACTTATCTGGTGTTTTTTATCTTAAAGCTCCTAAAAAGTGTGGAAATATTGTGTTTCTAGAGCCTAAACCACAGTCAGAGGTGCTATCACCCCCGAAAACAGATAAAGCGTCTATACACCTCGCACACAGCGTACAATGGGAACCTATTGAAAATTCCTTGATTTTTTTCCCTTCATGGTTACAACATGAAGTACAAACAAATAATTCTAATGATGATAGAGTTATTATTAGTTTTAACATAAATTGGAGAAACGAAGATGCCGATAGTTGAACCTGCTGAATTACTAGGACACATTACCACTGAAGATGGAAGAAAAATTCCTCACTATAAAGTAAAAACTGAAACAACACTTACACATGTAGATACGGGCGTTGAGTATAATTCAGAAGAAGAAGCTCAAGCTGATATTGATAATCCAGGGACATCGACAACTGCTGAAAAAATTAGAAGAGACGTAAAAGTATTTGCTCCTTCTTTAGCAGATATGTTGGGTGTAACTCCTGATTAATTAAGCACTACAAGCTTCACATTCTAAATCAGAATCTAAACCTGTTACCATAACCTGTGTATCGGAGTTATGTGGCTTACCTTGAACTGTATGTATGTGAGGGATTTCTTTGTGATTTAATAATTCTTTTTGTAGTTTTTCGTTTTCTCTTTCCACTGCTAATAAACGTTCGTGGTAACGACTCACCTTATCAG